TAATCAATCATCTCCTTCGGTGACTTAATATGGCAAGTCTTTCAGAATTAGCTAGTGTATTGCAAACAAGCCCTGCTCAAGCATTTAGGCAGGAAGATACTGCATACCAACAATATCAGTTACAACAACAAAAATTACAACAAGCTCAACAAAGCATGGCACCAAAAGGTTTGCCTGGAATGACTGGTGTTGGTGTTGGTGGTCAACCTCAAGGTTTGGGTGCTATGGCTGGCAATATGCTTGGGCCTCAATACAAGCTGACTACTCCTGATGGCGAGTTGACTAGTGCTGGCTTGGTTAATCAAACATTGATTACTGCTCAAACAGACCAACAAAATGCACAATCAAAAGCACAAGAAGCACAATATTTCAGTGCTATGGGCGATAACAAAGCAGCAGAAGTAGCTGATATGGAAGCACGTCGTTATTTAGACAAAGCACAAAGAACAAGAGAACAAGCTCAGAAACTAAAGACTGATGCTAAAGATGACTTTGCCTCTTCCTTATATGGTGCTAATAGTCAGGGCGAATATGACCAAAGATTGAAAGATGCTTTAGAGCGTACTGGTATTGAACCACCTAAAGACTTTCCAACAGTTTGGTCACCTGAAATGAAAGCAAAATTGCTATCTAAAATGTCTCCTACTATGAGAGCCAAGATAGAAGCTCAAGACCGTGCCAAAGAAGCTCAAAAGAATGCAAATGAGCGTGCAGACAGACTCAATCGTTCTATTCAAGCTCTTGGTCAAAATGGCATGGGCAAAGAGTATAAAGAAGTTAAAGGTCAAGTTGAGGGTCTTAAAAACTATATTCCTGAATCGGAAATTAAAAAACTTGGGTCTAAAGAAGTAGTTGCTGTGTCAACTAAACTTGAAGCAGCAGAATTGACAGATGAGTTGGCTACATTGGTTCAACAAAACCCACAAGCAGCAGGTCTCGTTGGTAGCTTCTATAAGAACTTTGATAAGTTTTTACCTGAGCGTTATGACAGTCAAGATGCTAGTGCAGCTACAGAAATCATTAATAGAGAAGCAGATAAACTTGAAAAAAGTGGTGTTCCTAAAGATGAAGTTACTCAAGCTCGTTTAATTGCTAAGAAAGCCGTAGACGTTATTAACGCTCGTGCATTAGCTGCATCCGGTGGTGGTCGAGTTCTAGTATCTGAATTAAGATTACAAAAGGATGTTCTAGGTCTTGAAGGATTATCTCCAACTAGTGCTGTAGGTGTATATCGTGGATTGGCTGAGTCAGACCGTAAATCTACCAAGCGTTATGGTGTTGATACGTCTAAAATTAAACGCACAGCCCCATCTGAAACAACCACAGAAAAACCTGCTGAAACTAAACCTGCTACACAAGCAGTAACAACAAGAGAACAATTTGACGCTTTACCAAGTGGTACAGTTTATATTGGTAAAGATGGTAAAAAATATAGGAAACCATAATGGCTGACGAGTTTGGTGGTATTGCAGTCGATGCGGACGAATTCGGTGGAGTTCCTGTAGCCGAACAAAAGGTTCAAGAACCATCTTCTGGTTATTCTGTAAAAGACATACTTAAACGTGCTACAGCACTTCCTGAAGCCGTTATTAAGGGTATTGGCAAAGTCACTGGTCAAGAAATTTCTATGGCTCCACAAGAGCCTGTAAAGATGGGTGCTGGTGAACGTGCTACCCAAGCTGGTATATCTACAGGTGTAGGTGGTGCTATTGGTCTGATGGCTCCTAAGATATTAAAAGCTATCCCATACGCTCCTGCCAAAATTGCAGGACAGGCTATGGAGTTAATTCCTCCAGCACAAAGAGCTATTGGTGGTATGGCAGGTGGTGCAGCAACTGATGTAGCAACTCAAGCCGCAGAAGCCTATGGTGCTCCTACTGCCGTTAAAATGCCATTACAAATGATGTCAGCAACTTTGGGTGATATGGTTGGTCAAAAGTTGACACAATCTTTAATATCTTTAACCAAAGCTGGTGCTTATGGATTAAAAGGTAACATCCCATTGGCTGCATCTTATTTAGGTGGTGCTTTGGGTGAATCTCAAGGTCAACGGGAATATCAAGCTGCTACAAGACAAAAACAAATCTTTGGTCAACCACAGCCTGGATTTGAATTAGGTGCTGAAACTACTAAGTTTAGAAATCAAACCACTCAAGACCTGAATAAAATGGTTGAAGAGAAATACAACATCAAGGTTCCTGTAGGAGAAACAGCATCTACGGTATTAAGAAAAAAAATGTATGACGATGTTGCTAGTGTGGTAGAACAAGATGTTGCAAGACAAAATGTCGTCAAAGAACAAGTTGATGCTTTGAAAAAGAAATTGATGGTTACTAGAATTAATGAACAAGGCCCAATCAAAGCTCAAATTGCAGAACTTGAATCTGCCGTACCATCTTCTTTATTTTCTAAGAGCCAAGAGTTTCAGAATTTTGAACAACAACTTAATGTTCTAAAAGAACGTGGCAGCATCTCTAATACTGATTACAAAGACTTAATCAATAGACTTAAAACTGATACAAATAAGAACCCTGATGTCAGAAGTGCCTATGGTAAGACTGTTGATGAGATTGTCCGTGAATGGCAAGGTTCATTAACTGCAGAAGGCAAAGCCGCATTACCTGCTAGTATCTCAAAAGATGTCAGAAGCAAACTCAGAGACTCATTTGCAAGTTGGCAAGAGAAAGCTGGTATTGGTAGTTCGGAAAAAGATTACCGTGCAGCATTTAGAGCAGAGAAGACCGCAGAAGCTAAAGACAAGATTCCATACATTATCTCTAAATTGGGTGTGCAAGGCGATGCAGACAAGTTGGCATTACAAACTTTAAATGACCCATACCTCAAGGGTGCATTAAGAGATTCTATGCGTAAACACTTGCAAAACACTCCGCCTGAAAAAATTGCATCTGAGTTTGAAAGAATGTCAACCACTTTACAAAGAGCAAATCTGTTAAGTGCTAAAGATGCTACCCGTTATAGAAACTTAATTAATGAAATTGAAAAATTAAGAAAAGAAGGTAAATCTTCTATTCCTGTAGCAACAAGATTACAAAGACAGTTAATTCGCTCTATGGCAATAACTGGCGGTGAACAAGCAGTTGATACAACATCTAAAGCAATCCAAGGGAAATAATATGCCACTCAAAAAAGGTAGTTCAAAAGAAACTGTATCTAAGAATATTAAAAAGCTAAAAGGTGAAGGCTATCCACAGAAGCAGTCTGTAGCTATTGCCCTTTCCAAAGCTGGTAAATCTAAGACTCAAACTAAAAAGAAAATTAAGTAATGTTCATTCTGCTCATTGACCCTGCTGGTGCTTTAGTTGACTTTGGTGTTCGTTGCATGGCGGAAGGACACACCGTTAAGCAATATATTCGCCCACATGGTCAAGAGCGTTCTAAGATTGGTAAAGGCATTATTGACCAAGTCTTGAACTGGGAACTGTACATTAAACAAGCAGACCTTATTGTTTTGTCAGATAACGCATTTGAGATGCGTAAATTGGAGAAATACCACGAAGAGGGTTATCCAATCATTGGGACAAACCAATTAGGTGCCAAGATGGAACTAGACCGTGATTATGGTCAAGAGATTATGCGTAAGGGCGGATTAGCCGTAGTTCCGTCTTTTGAGTTCCATGACTACAACTCTGCCATAGATTTTGTTAAAGCTAATCCTAAGCGGTATGTATCCAAGCCCTCAGGAGACGCTGACAAAGCCCTATCGTATGTTTCCAAATCTCCTGCTGATATGGTATTCATGTTACAGCGTTGGAAGGCAAATGGTAAACAACGGGACTTTATCCTCCAAGAGTTTGTGCCAGGTATTGAGTTTGGTGTAGGTGCTTGGATAGGCCCCAACGGATTTAACAAGAACATTGCAGAGGGTTTTGAGCACAAGAAGCTCATGTCTGGCAACTATGGATGTAATACGGGAGAGCAGGGTACTGTTCTTAAATACTGCACAGAATCTAACCTGTTTAATGACACTCTTAAAAAGTTTGAAGACTACCTTTGCTATATCGGACATACAGGCTTCGTAGACCTAGCTTTTATTATTGATGAAAAAGGTGAACCACGCCCACTAGAATGGACTATGCGTAAAGGGTGGCCTTTCTTTAACATTCAACAAGCCGTCCATAAAGGCTCTGTTGTCGATTGGATGGTGGATTTAATCAATGGCAAAGATTCTCTCAAAGTTAGCTACGATGTTGCTACTGGTATCGTTATCCCTATTGGGGATTACCCTAGGTCTAAAACTACTGGACGTGACCATTCTGGATTTCCTATCTATGGTTTACCCGACGAGTTATCAAAAGATTTTGCCTTATGCGAGGTAATGGTTGGCAATGCCCCTCAGAACGACGAGAACGGCATTGTAGAGCGTCCAAGCCTAGTGACGGCAGGTGACTATGTACTCGTGGCAAACGGGGTAGGAAAGACCGTTAAACAAGCCTGTGAGCGTGCCTACAAA